ACTATAAATAATAATATCAATCAATATGCTATTTTTCTTTTTATAATATTTGCAATAATACATTGTTATCACACTTATATTTTCTTTCATAATTTTAAAAAGTTAAAAGAACATGGAATTGAAATTATACAATTAATAAAAAAAAATGTAAATAAACAAAGTTTTAATAAAAATTATCCAAATACTTATTTATAAAGCACTTTTTTTTTATAAATAAATCAGTTAAGATGTAATATTTATATTATAATATATATGAATAACAAAGTGAATAATAATAATTTATTAAGATGTAATATTTTATAACAAATATTATTTTAGTAAAATGTAGCTTATGTAATCACAACAAAAAATATAATAGTAATAGCAAATAAACATAAATATAAACAAATGATAATAAATATATTATTCTTATTTTTATAATTTATCTAAAAATATAATATATTTATTATCAGTTTATTTTAAAATTAATAATATTTTAAATAATTAAAGTTATTACTAATAATTTGTGTAATATAAAGATTGAAATAAAGCTTTATTAATCTTATATATTTTTATTGTTATTGTCAGATAAATTAAACTGCGTTCCAAAATAATTTTTAAATTGTAATTTATCTGAAAATAATAATAAAATAATAATAAATTTATTTATTTATTTTAATTGAAACTTTGTTTATTAGATATTATTGTTATTTTCAGAGAAATTAAAATATTTTGGAACTTCATTAATTTTGTTTATTTTGTTATAATTAACAAAAAATAAATTATTGGGGACTTTGTTAACTTTATTTTTAAACAATAAAAAGTTAATTTTGTAATTGTAATTTTATTATTAGGTTATTATTAATATATATATATGATTTTTATAATAATAAATTATATAAATTGGGAACTTTGTTTATCTATTATATTATTATAAGTAAAAAATAAAAAAGTGCTAATTATAAATATTATTAAAAAATAAATTATTATTATACTTGATAATAATTTATTTAATATGTAAGTATTATTTTCTAAAGTATCAATTTTATTATAATAATAATAATTTTGTTTTGTGATTACTTTATTTTGTTTTGTTAAAATTATGATTTTATTCATTAACTTATTATTATTTTCATTATATTGAATATTTAGTTGTTTTACATCATTAATTAGTTTATTTTTTATTAATTTTATATCTTCAGTTAGTTTATAATAATATTCAGTTTGTATTTGTAAATTATTTATTTTATTTATTAAGATATTTATTTGATTTTTATTAATATTATTTTCATTATGATGAAAATTTAACTGATTTACTATATCATTAATAATTGAAATTTCTTTATTTTTACTAAAATTATATTCTTCAGTTAGTTTATAATAATGATCAGTTTGTATTTGTAAATTATTTATTTTATCTGTTAAAAAAGATATTTCATTTATAATATTAGGACCATTAAATAATAAATCTGTATAATTATGATTGAATAACATATTAATATTAGTATCATCATAACTATTACATATATTATGTATTAATGTATTACATTCTACATTTCTACAATCAAATAAATAATATTTATTTATATATACACGAGACCAAGGCTCACATAAAATTATCTCACATATATCCATATAATATATTCTGATTGCTAAAAATAATACTTCATATATATTTATTTTATTAAAAATAATATAATGAATAATATTAAGATTTTTTGGATATATATTTATATTATGATAACTTCTTATAAAAAGATTAATTAAAAAATTAATATCTTTATTTATTTCTTCACCTTTTTCTGGGTTTGTTGTAATACTTTCAGGAATATATATGGAATGTCTACTACATTCATGATATAGTATGATTATTTTATTAATTTTTAATAATGATAATAATAAATATTTTTTATTATTATCTGATATATATTTTAATAACTCTTTAATATCATAATTTAACTGAACCGGCAAATCTGTAGCATCTATAATATCAGATGAAAATAATAAAGAACTCATATAAAATAATAATAAAAAATAATAATTAAAAATTTAATTTATCAATTTTTTAGTATAATTTATTTATTCACGGGTATATTGTTATTTTCTGAAGATGCAATAATCTAAGATTTAAAAATTAATTTTTCTGAAAATAATAATAAAATAATTTGGGAACTTCGTTTAACTTTATTAATTATTAAAGATTAAATTATAATCCAAAGTTCAGGCAGAATAATAAAAACTTATTTATTTATAATAATAAATTAAAATATTTAAATAATTTGTGAATTTTGTTTATTTTAATTATGAATTATACAAACCGCCAAAAATATTTTTTATTAAAGATTAAATTATAAATGGTGTCGTTTATTACTGTCTATTATGATTAATATTTATTATAATCTATTGAAAATAAAACAATTAATAAATTATGCTTTCTATATATGTTTATCAGTATTATTATTGGCTCGTTTAATCATTTTTTATGTATGGACACGCTTATTATAATTTGGTTCTTTTCTTGACTATTATTAGTTTATTCAAAAGTAATAATTAACAACTCATAATATAAATGTTTGAAGTTAACAAAGTTCCATATTATTTTATTTAATTTTTTAGTTTTAATAATAATTTAAATAATTAAAATTAATAATTTATATAATTTGTAATTTGAAAACAATTTTATTTATTTTTTAATAAATAATTTTATAATTAGGCTATAATTATATCCTATAATAATAAACATATATAGAAAATAAATAAAATTCCCAATTTATTTATGTTTTTTATAAGATACTAATGAACAATAATCCAAAAAGATAATAATAAATATATCTAACTAAAATTATAATAAATGGAAACTTTGATTATGTATTAAAAAAATATTTGGGAACTTTGTTAACTTTGTTTATTTAGTTATAATAAATAAAAAATAAATTATAGGAAACTTTATTTTAAATAAAAAGTTAATTGTGTAATTGTAATTTTATTATTAAGTATTATCAATAGATATATGATTTTTATAATCATAAATGAAAACTTCATTTATCTATTATAATTAAAAAAATAATGCTAATTATAAATATTATTAAAAAATAAATTATTATTAATTGATAACAAAGTTCTTGTTTTATTTAATATGTACATTTTAATTTTATTATAATAATAATAATTTTGTTTTGTTAAAATTATAATTTTATTATTATTTTGAATATTTAATTGGTTTAGATCATTTATTTTATTATTATGGTCAGTTAGTATTTCTAAATTATTTATTTTATCTATTAAAATAAACGAGTTCCAAATTTTATTCATTATTTCTTTTTTATTAATATTATTTTCATTATAATAATCATTAAATAATAAATCTGTATAATTATATCTCTCTATACTATAGAGAGATTCTATATATACTTCTAATCCAATATAGTATGTAGAAATGCATGTATGTTGATTTATTATTATTGTGTTATCTTTCATATAATATATTATTATTGAAAAATATAATACATCATATATATTCATTTTATTAAAAATAATAAAATGAATAAGATTAAGAATTTTAGAATATATATTTATATTATTATGAAAACTTTCTAAAAAGATGTAAATTAAAAAATTAATATATGTTTTTAGTTCTATTCCTTTACTAATGAGATTATATATATTAATTTTTATATTAATTTTTAATAATAAATATTTTTTATTATTATCTGATATATATTTTAATACCTTATCATAATTTGACTTTTTAGCCAAATAAATCGCATCTTTAATATTTGATGAAAATATTAATACAGAACTCATAACATAATAATAAAAGATGAATAATTAAAAATTTAATTTATCAATTTTTTTTAATATAATTATTGTTATTTATTATATCTTATATAAATTATGATTGTTATATAATTTATTAAAATTTAATTATATAATTTTACTAATAATTTAAATTTAAAAACTTATTATTTATAATATGACATGTTTATTATAATCTGTTCGGATTAGTGTTTATTATAATCTTATTAAAAATATGTTTATAATAAACAAAATTAACAGTTATAATATTTATGAAGAATAAATGAAGTCTCTTATATTGTTATTATTACTATAATAAATAATTATTTTTATTCAATTTATTAAAAAATTATAATCTTATTTATTGCTATGTTCAAAGAAATTATAAAAATTTCAGAAAAATCATAAATTAAAATATTTTGAAACGTAGTTTAATTTATCTGAAATTTTTATAATTTTTATCTAAAATAAAACTTTGTTTATTTGTAAAATAAAGTTTATTTTATAAATAAATAAATTATAAATAAAATATTATTTATAATAAATTGAATAATATTTTATAAATAAAATAAATAAACCTATTATTCCCTCAGTCTAAATATAAACTATTAATAATACTATAATATAATAAATTAGTAATAATAATAATAAAAAATGATATTTAAATAATTAAAGATATATAAACAATAATATATTAATGAGTTATCTTGAAATAGAAACATTTAATAATATATTAGTAGAAGAACAACACATAATTAATATTATTGATTATATTAAAGAAATAAATAATTTATATTATAAAATTGAATTAGATTTTATTAATGAATTTATAGAATTGGTTAATGAAGATAAATGTTGTATTCATCATGAAAAGTTAAAAAAATATGGAATATTAAAATTAGATAAAGGGACAACCAGAGTGAAAGATATACTAATGCAATATGAATTAATAGAAAATATAGATTATATAATTGAACATAAATCATATGCTTCTTCAAGTGGTTGCACTCATAAAATTAATTATTATCTGCATCCAAGAGCATTTGAAATATGTTTGATGCGGGCTAAAAATACTAAAAAGTATACTAAATATTATTTGTTATTAAGTCAGTGTATTAGACATTATAATAATTATCAGAATAAATTAAAAGAAAATTTTATAATAGAATTAAAAATAAAAATTAATAATCAAAATAATAATATTAATAATTTACAAAATTTGATTACTGAGAAAGATAAAAATATTAATAATTTACAAAATATAATTACTGAAAAAGATAGTAAATTATCATCATTAAAAGATAAAATTAATTTTTATGATAACTTTTGGAAAAATAATAAATCAAATAATAATATTGATACATTAAAATAAACATTCTTTTAAGTTATCTATAAAAATATTTAAAATTAAACAAATAAAAATTATAAAATAATAATTTAAATAATTGTGATTAATGAAGTTATCTATTATTTTATGGGAACTTTGTTAACTTTGTTTATTGGTTTTAATAATAATTTAAATTATTAAAATTATTATTAAAACTAATAATTTATTTAATAACTGAAGTTTATTAAGTTTCTGTAAATTAATAATAAACAAAAACTAATTTAATAATTAAGATGGGGCTAATTATAATAATAAACATATATAGAAGCACAATTTATTTATAGTTGGGAACTTTGTTTATTTACAATAATGTTATAATAAACACTAATCATAACAAACTATAATAAACAGTCCCTTATTAAATTCATAAAATAAAACTTTATTCATTTATAAAATAAATGAACTTAATAAAGTTCTATAAATTTATACTAAATAAAACTTATTTATAAATATTTTTTTATAAATTAAACTGCGTTCCAAAAGATTATAATTTTATAAATTATATAAGGATAATGATTTATCAGACTAACTATGATAATAAATAAAATTATAATAAATGGGAACCCCGTTTATGTATTAAAAAATATATGTAATTAGTTATAAATAAAAAATAAATTAAAAGAACTTAAATAATAAAAATTTAGTTTAGTAATTGTAATTTTACTGTTGGATTATTATCAGTATATATATATTTTTTATAATAATAAATTGGAACTTCATTTATCATTATATTATTATAATTCAAAATTAAAAGAGTACTAATTATAAATATTATTAAAAAATAAAATATTATTATAATTAATAATATTATATTTAATGTGTAAGTATTATTTTCTAAAATTTTAATTTTATTATAATAATAATTATTTTGTGTTTGTGAATCATTTATTTTTGTTGTTAAAAGTGTAATTTCATTTATTAACTTGTTATTATTAATATTATTTTCATTAATTATTTCATTTTTTATTAATATTATATCTTCATTTATTTTATTATAATGATAATCAGTTTGTATTTGTACATTATTTATTTTATCCGTTAAAATAGAAATTTCATTCATTATTTCAGTTTTATTTTCATTATAATTCAAATTTAATTGATTTATATCATCAATTATTTTTGTTTTATTAATATTATATTCTTCATTTAGTTTATAATAATTATCAGTTTGTATTTGTAAATTATTTATTTTATCCGTTAAAATAGAAATTTCATCTGAAATAGTAGGACTGGGACCATTAAATAATAAATCTGTATAATTATGATTGAATAACATATTAACATTATTATCATCATAACTATTACATATATTAAGTATTAATTTTTCACATTTGTGGCAGGTATCAAATGTATTGTGTCTGGTATACCATGTATATATTTCCATACTGTTTTTGAGTATACTTATATCTGACATCTTACTATAATACATTTTTATTAAAAAAAATAATACATCATATACATTTAATTTATTAAAAATAATAAAATGAATAATATTAAGATTTGTAGGATATATTTTTATACTTTTATCATAACGTATTAAAAATAAATTAATTAAATAATTCATATCCGTATTTAGATCTATTTTTTCATAATCATTAATATATATAATAACTTTTATATTAATTTTTAATAATGATACTAATAAATATTTTTTATTTTTATCAGATATATGTTTTATTAAATCTCCAATATCATAATTTAATTGACTAGGTAAATCTGTTGCATCTTTTATATCTACAGAACACATAACATAATAATAAAAGATAAGTAATTAAAAATTAAAATTATCAATTTTTTTAATATAATTGGAACTTTGTTTTTCTATTTGTTATATAAAAATTTATATCAGATATATACATTATTATATAATTTATAAAAATTTAATTATATTATTTTTATTGATAAACTAAATTTAAAAAATCAATATTTATAATATAATTATCATCTTTTCATTTACTAAATAAACGAAGTTCCATTTTTGTTTATTATCAGTTTAATTAAAAATTACTAATTAAAATTAGTTTTAATAATATTTTAAATAATTAAAGTTATTATTAACTAATAATTTGTATAATATAAATAAATGGAAGCTTATATATATTTTTAATAAATAATTAAATAAAAAGACGCTAATAATTTATACTAATAAATATATATAAAAATGTACACTTTATTATTTTACTTTTAATAATATTATAATAAATATTAAAAAAAAGTAAAAAAACAATATTTTCATTTTTTATAATTTTTTAAATAAAATAAAAATAAACACATCCAATAATTAATACTGAATGAAGTTAATAAAGTTCTCAGTTATTTTATTAATTAATATGATCATAAATAAAATTATAATAAATAAAAACTTCGTTTATGTATTAACAAATATATGTAATTAGTTATAATAAACAAAAAAACATTATTTAAAATAATAAAAATTTAATTTAGTAATTGTAATTTTACTATTGGGTTATTATCAATATATATATGATTGTTATAATAATAAATTATATCTATTATATTATTATAATTAAAAATTAAAAACGTACTAATTATAAATATTATTAAAAAATAAATTATTATTATAATTGATAATATTTTATTTAATGTGTAAGTATTATTTTCTAAAACGTTAATTTTATTATAATAATAATTATTTTTTATTTCTAATTGAGTTATTTTTGTTGTTAAAATGGTAATATCACTTATTAATTTGTTATTATTTTGTATATTTACTTGTTTTACATCATTAATTATTTCATTTTTTATTAATATAATTTTTTCATTTATTTTATCTATTAAAATGGAAATTTCATTCATTATTTCGTTTTTATTAATATTATTTTCATTATAATGAATATTTAATTGATGATTTATATCATTAATTATTTTTTGTTTATTAAAATTACATTCTTCATTTAGTTTATAATAATTATCAGTTTGTATTTGTAAATTATTTATTTTATCTGTAAAAATAGAAATTTCATTCATTATTTCGTTTTTATTAATATTATTTTCATTATAATGAATATTTAATTGATGATTTATATCATTAATTATTTTTTGTTTATTAAAATGACATTCTTCATTTAGTTTATAATAATTATCAGTTTGTATTTGTAAATTATTTATTTTATCTGTTAATATAGAAATTTCATTTGAAATATTAAGACCATTAAATAATAAATCTGTATAATTATGATTGAATAATATATTAATATTAGTATTATCATAACTTTTACGTATATTATCTAGTAATTCATTAGTATCACCATTAGGAATATCGGAAAATCTATAACTTGCTTTTTTATATATTTCCAAACATTCTATTTTATTAGATGGATAGTCCTGTTGAATTAGTATAACTGATTTCATATAATATATTTTAATTAACAAATATAATACTTCATATATATTTATTTTATTAAATATAATAAAATGAATAATATTAAGATTTTTAGGATATATATTCATAGAATCATCATAACTTCTTAAAAGTAAATTAATTAAAAAATTAATATCTTTAATCATACCACCTCTTAAAGATTTAGAATAGCTTGTATATTCGTGATATATTTCAATTTTTATATTAATTTTTAATAATGATAATAATAAATATTTTTTGTTATTATCTGATATACATTGTATTAAATCTTTAATATCATAGTTTAACTGACTAGGCAAATCAGTTGCATCTTTTATATCTGATGAAAATATTAATACAGAACTCATAACATAATAATAAAAAATAAATAATTAAAAATTAAAATTATCAATTTTTTTAATATAATTATAGCTATTTATAAAAATTTATTCTTGGTTTTAGATAAATTATAAAATTATTTTTATTTTTATTTTCAGATAAATTATAAAAATTATAATATAATAAACTTTAAATTATTTATATTTTCAAAGAAATTATAAAATTTTTGGAAAAAATATAAATTAATTTTAAATCTTAAATTAAAATATTTTGGAACGTAGTTTAATTTTTCTAAAAAATAACAATAAAATACTTTATATTTTTTTTAAAATTTTTATAATTTCTCTGAAAATAGCAATAATTATATAATTTATATTAAACTAAATTTAGGAACTAAATATTTATAATATAATTATTATCATATTTTTGTTTATTATCAGTTTATTTAAAAATTACTAATTTAAATTAGTTTTAATAATATTTTAAATAATTAAAGTTATTATTAACTAATAATTTGTATAATATAAAAAAATGGAAGATTATATATATTTTTAATAAATAAAAATACGCTAATAAATATAAAAAGTACACTTTATTATTTTATTTTCAATAAGATTATAATAAATATGTCTAAGTATTAAAAAAACAATGTTTTTATTTTTTATAATTTTTTGAATAAAGTAAATATAAACATGTTTAATAAATAAACGAAATTAACACAGTTATTTTATTAATTAATATAAATAATAAATAAAATTATAATAAATTGGAACTTCATAAACTTTATTTATTTATTAAAAAATATACATAATTAGTTATAAGAACTTTATTGGTTGAACAACTCTATCTATTACTGCACTGTTTAATTTATTTGCAATTATATTTAATGTTTTATCGGTTGTTTCTAATTTTATATTTGTTAATTCTAATTCTTCATTAGTTTCTTCTAACATATTATGTGTTTCATCTAATTTTATATTATTTTTTTTAGTTAATTCAATTAATTCTCTATTTGATTGTTCTAATTTTTTATTATTATCAATAATAATATCTATTTTTTGTTTTAAACTATTAATTTTATAATTTTGTTCTGTAATGGTATTAAGATATTCACCAATTCTATTTTTATAACTAATAATATATACTTCATTTATTTTATTTTGATAATCATTAAAATATTTAATGCATTCTTCTAATAATAAATAATATTTTGCATATTTTGGGGTTTTTAATGATCGTATTAAGCATAATTTAAAAGCATAAGGATGTAAATAATATTCATTCTTTTTTCCTTTTCCTTCTTTGGAATTAAACTGATTACTGTTACGTAATATATAATCTTTTTCTATTATAAGTTCATTTTGGTCAAGAATTCTTTTAATATCAAATGTTGAACTTGATAATGAAATTACTTCATATTTTTCTAATAAATTATGATGAATACAACACTCATTACGGCTAATTAAATCTATAAATTCATTAATAAAACTAGTATCTATTTTATGAAATAATTTATTAACTTCATTAATATAATCAATAATATTAATATTACGTTGTTCTCTAATTAATTCATTGTTATATTTTTCAATAGTATTAGTCATAATAATATTAATAATATTTATTTTGAATACATTTATTAATCATTTTTTTTTATTTTATTATGTTTATATAATTGTAAAAAAATATTATTATTAAAGTTAAAATATAATTTTGATATAATTAATTTTTATATAAAATGTAAAAATTATAATTTATTGCTATTTTCAGAAAAATTATAATATAATTTTTAAACCATAAATTAAAATATTTTATAATTTTTTAAACCATAAATTAAAATATTTTGGGAACTTCGTTAACTTATTTTATTTATTTTTTAAATTTTTATAATTTCTATGGGGATAAACAAAGTTCCAATAATTAAAGATTTATAATTTTTTTATAATTTTTCTGATATTTTTATAATTTCTCTGAAAATAACAATAATTATTATATATTTTATTCTTGTTTTCTGAATTTTTTATAATTTCTCTGAAAATATAAATAATTATTATTTATTATTATATTGAAAGTATTCATAATATATGATTATTATGAATTATATTTTTGTTTACTTAGAAAATTTGTTTATTTATTACTATTTTCAGAGAAATTATAAAAATTAACGAAGTTCCCAGAAAAAATATAAAATAAACAGTTTCTTTTTAAACCATAATTAAAATATTTTGGAACGGAACGTAATTTAGTTTAATTTTTCTGATTTTTTTATAATATCTCTTAAACGATATTAATTATGTTAGATATTAAATAATAATATTATTATTAATAAGTTAGCCGGAAATTAATTGGAACTTTGTTTATAATTAAAATAATGATAACTTGAACTTTGTTTATTTATTTAAATTTATGGTTTATTATAATTTTTAGAAAAATTATAAAATTTTTGGAAAAAATATGAAATTATTTTAAATCTTAAATTAAAATATTTTGGAACGGAACGTTGTTTAGTTTAATTTTTCTGAAAATAACAATAATTAAAAACAAATAATAAATAAACGAAGGTCCCTAATTAAAGTAATATAGCTTTATATTATAAACAAAGTTAACGAAGTTCCCAAATATAATAATAACAATAATATAACTAATTTTGCCGCCGCGGCGGATTTATTAAAAATAATTAATTATTTTATTGTTATTTTCAGAGAAATTATACAAAATTAACGAAGTTCCCAGAAAAATTATAAAAATAATTTTTAAATCTTAAATTATCACATCTTCAGATAATTTATAAAAATTTTAAAAAAATAAACTATGTTTCAAAATATTTTAATTTAAGATTTAAAAATTATTTATTATAATTTTTCTGGGAACTTCGTTAATTTTTATAATTTCTCTGAAAATAACAATAATTAAAAACAAATAATAAATAAACGAAGTTATCTAATTAAAGTAATATTTAAAGCTTTAAATTATAAACAAAGTTAACGAAGTTCCCAAATATAATAATAACAATAATAAAACTAATTATTGCCGCCGCGGTGGATTCATCAAAAATAATTAATTATTTTATTGTTATTTTCAGAGAAATTATAAAATTTTTGAAAAAATATTAAATTAATTTAAATCTTAAATTAATTTAAGATTTTGGAACGGAACGTAGTTTAGTTTAATTTTTTTAAAAATAACAATATTTAAAAATAAATAAATGAAGTTATCTAATTAAAGTAATATTTAAAAGCTTTAAATTATAAACAAAGTTAACAAATATAATAATAACAATAATATAACTAATTATTGCCGCCGCGGCGGATTCATCAAAAATAATTAATTATTTTAATTAAAAACAAATAATAAATAAACATTCCCTAATTAAAATAATATTTAAAAGCTTTAAATTATAAACAAAGTTAACGAAGTTCCCAAATATAATAATAATAATAATAAAACTAATTATTGCCGCTGCGCTGGATTCATAAAAATAATTATTGTTATTTTCAAAAAAAGTATAAATATTTCAGAAAAATTATAAAAATAATTTTTAAATCATAAATTAAAATATTTTGGAACAAAACGTAGTTTAGTTTAATTTTTCTAAAATTTTTATAATTTCTTTGAAAACAAGAATAAAAAGGGAACCTCGTTAACTTTGTTTATTTTATAATTTTTATGAAAATAGCAATAAATTATTTTCAATTAATAAATAAATTCTCATATTTTTATTTATAATTTAAAGTTCTAATAATTAATGTTTTTATTATATAAATAAATTATTTTATAATTTTTAGTAAAACAATAATAAACAATAAAATAAACTTATAATATAAACATATTCTATATTAAAATAATTTGAAACTTTGTTAATTATTAAAAGTTAAATTATATGTTTATTATTGCTCGTTTCTATTACTGTTTATGATCAGTTTATTTAAAAATTAAAAACTTATAATTTAAATAATTAAGATTATTATTAAAACTAATAATTTTGATAATAAATGAAGTTTATAAAGTTCCCTTAAATTAATAATAAACACAACATAATTTAATAATTAAAGCGGCACTAATTATAAATTATAATAATAAACATATTCATTATATTAATTATAATTTTCAATAAGGTTATAATAAACAATAATCCGAACAGATAATAATAAACATGTCCAATAAAATAATCTTATTGAAAATTATAATTAATATAATGAACATGGTTATTATTATAATTTATACTAATGTCTGCTTAATTATTAAATATTTTTTATTTATTATTAATTTAAGGGAATTTTGTTAACTTTATTTTTTACCAAAATTATTAGTTTTAATAATAATATTAATTATTTAAATTATTATTAAAATCAATGCTTTAAATAAAATAATAGGAAACTTCGTTAATCTCAATTATTTAAATTATTAGTTTTTAATTTTTATATTACACAAATAATTAGTTTTAATAATATTTTAATTATTTAAAATATTATTAAAACTAATTTAAATTAATAATTTTTAATTTTTAAATAAACTAATAATAAACATATTTATTCATAAAAATAGGAACTTATTATTTATAATATTTTTTTTATAAAATATAAAAGATTATATTTGTATAATAAATTTAATATAAATATTTTTTCATCAAACTAAAGCATTAAATAAACGAAGTTCCCAATATTTTTAAAATTAAATTCACATATTTTTTTATTGTGTAAATCTAATTAATATTGGGATATTATATTCACCATTAACTAATAGAGTTCCACCAATATTTGGTCCATTTGTAATCAAATCAAGTTCGACATTAGTTAATGAAGGATCACTTATCATAGACCCTTTCAAATATAATGGGTAATCAAGAGTCATGCCATTAAAGTTGAAATTTGTCCAATTATCTACATCATTACTATCAGTACCATTATTTTGTACAGCATGATGTTCATATCTTCCAGTAGCTACATATTGATTAAATATCTCATTTCTAAAATTATTCATACTAACACTATTAACTAAATGATTCCAAACTGTCGCGTCATGTGTATAATATTCAGAATCATTACTAATTGCAGCGTGTGCTTGACCATGTCCAAATAATTTATGAGCTACAACTTCTAATAATCTATCACCAATAGTTTGATGTGCGGTTGGTTCTAATGTAGGAAATGCAATATTAGAATTTCCCATATTAATTGAAACAATAGGTTGATTATTAAAAACAGCATTCCAATTTAAAAAATTAGCATCTGAGTTTAATGTAATATTAACATCATAATTATCCATATTTACACTATTTTGTATATAAGATGCATTAGCAAACATAGTAGTAATATTACTTGCAAAGTTAGCCACATTAATAACAAATGTATAATCATATGTGCCTTCATTAATAAATCCGCCATACACGTTTGTATCTTGATTAAGTACAAGTGGATTGTTAATAAACAGTTGAGTAGGAACAGCAGCCATTATATATATATATTTATATATTTTTTTTTCTAAATATTTACTACTAGTAGTAAAAATATAATTATTTTTAATAATAATATTAACAAGATATTATTATTATTAAAAATAAAATAAATTATATAATAATTTAATGGTAAATAATGAAATTTATAATGAATTAATTAATAAACAATTAATAAATATTTATGAATATAAATTATCTCATTCAGATTTATTAAGAATAGCAAATAAATTAAATAATAGTATATTTACTAATGAATGTTCTATTTATCAAGGTAATATTATTATTAAAAATAATAAAAAATATATTCCATTTTTTTATAATTATAAACAAATTTCATTAACTAGAATATTATTTCATAATTTTATAAAATGTATTAGTAAAAATATACATTTAACATATATATGTAATAATAAAGGTTGTTGTTGTTCATTAAATCATATGAAACTAAATAAAAAATCATTAAATAGATTAAATTCTATTCCACAATCAATTTATATTTCACATATAACTCCTAATATAAACCTAAATACAAACCAAATTTATAATTCTATTAATACAATTCAAAATACAAATCAAATTATTAATCAAGATTCAATTATTATAAATTCAAATTTAAATACAATTCATGATATAAATCAAATGTCTAATATAAATTTAAATATAAATCAAATATCTAATACATTTCTAATTGCAAATCAAAATCCAATTAATTATAATAGAAATGATTTTATAGTAATATTTTAATTATATAAATATAGTTTTATATTAGACAAAATCATAATTAATATATATTAAATAATATTTATAAAAATATATTAAAAAATATATTTTATGCTACAAATATAGATAAATCATAAATTATAATGAATATTATAAATGAGTATAATAATAGATATAAATTTATATTATTTAATTATGTAAAAAAAATCAATATTTATTCTTAAGATTACAAAATATAGAATTAATAATATATTATTGCTATTTTTTAGATAATTTTTTTAAAATACCGTTTAATTGTTTAAAATTAAAAATAATCTAAACATATTATACTAAAAAGTATTATTTCACCAGATATTTTGATTATATTTAATAATTAAATATAGTTTTCCAATTTATTTTAATATTTATAATGAATAATAAATAATTTTTTATTATTTATTAGAATATTTAATTTACTGTTTATTATCGGTTTATTTAAAAATTAATAATATAAAAATTAATGATAAATAATTTAATAATTATATAAGAAAGCAAACTTATAAACATATATATAGAGCATAATTTATTATTTATTTCCAATAAGGATATAATAAACATTAATTATACAAACGATAATAAATATATTCTATACGTCAACTTTTATATTATCTATTAAGTTTTTATAAAATTCATCTAATATTTTATTTATTGAGTTTACATCATTTATATCATCACAATTTGGATATATAATTATGTCTATTAATTTATTTAATTCATCTTCATATGTTTGTGTTGAAGTGTCAAATAATACTTCAAAAATAAATTTAATAAATATATATGTTATATAAATACAATAGTTATATTTATAATTACTAAACATATCTTTAGATAATGATGTAATATAATAAGCTAAATTATTTAAGCTTTCAAAGAATCCTGTATGTACTAAGTGACTATATGACATTAAAAAATTTGATGAAATAGCTGCCGTTGATATATCTTCTTTCAGATGTAGTTGTTTCCACATTGGTATAGTACATATACTACAATTTTCAGTAGACTCATGAAATTCAGGTTTTGTAAAACAATATAAATGTATAATATTTAAATTTGTCTCATCTCGTTTACAATGATATGTTGCAAATGAATCTTGTATTGTATGAATAACATGCCCTATTAATCTATATGCATCGCGTTTATGGTTATTATTATACCAATATTGTGCTAATAAAGTTCTATATATGATACACGTTTTAATTTCTTTAAGTGCATCTTCAATTTGTAATTCACTATTTGATATTTTATCATATGTATCTGGAGATATCATAAAATGTTGGATAGATAAAATATTGCTATGATTTATTTCTGCTACATGTCTTTTATGGGGTTCTTCTATTACTTCTCTTTTTTTTATATTATTATAATAATGCATTGAAATATTAAAATTATTTTCATTAATGTCAGGATGTTCTTCTGTATGAAAAAGTCCTTCTTTCAACTTTCGTTCAGTGTCTTGACATATAATAGTAGTTTCATTAGTTACATCAGGCATTACAGAACCAATAATTAAATTGGGTAATATATCATCACCATTATATTTATGTAATGTTTCCATATCTGTAACATTACTGTAATAATCTGTCATATTATTTTTACTATACTCTATAATATCATTAATCCAATTTGTCCCTAGTTCAAATTTTTTACTATAATTATATAAAATATATGATAGAAGAGTTGAATATTGATGCACAAAACCACCCATGGTATATATTTCAGTAACTGCCCATCCACCTTTTAAATTAATATATTTTGATTTATATTTTAAATATTTTGATTTATAATCATCCATATATATATATATATATAAATAATTAATTTACATTTATATATATAATTATTCATAAAGTTTGTTTACTTGTAATATTCACTATTTTTTTAATATTCCTAAAAATTGGGAACTTCGTTAACTTTATTTATTAATAAATTAAGAATCCAAATTAAATATAAACTGAATAATCTGTATAGTTTCATATTATCATATCTTTATGAATCTAAAATTTTATTTAATAATCAAAGTTCTAAACATAACAATTTTATCTATATAAATTAAATTAGCATAAACTATGTTTCCATTTTATAATAAAATAAATAAGACTATTTTGTATATCTAATAATATAAAAAATGATATTATAATTTAATGTTATTAATTATCATAAATATTTATGTCATTAATTAACATAAATATGTGTTGTGAATATAAATATACAAATCAACAAACAACTTTTACATTCTATAGAATTAAAGAATTAATTGACAATAATAAACTAAACTTAGATCCAATTTATCAACGTTCAGTTGTATGGTCTGACGATAAAATGATGTCTTTAATTGATAGTATAATCCACAGGTATTATTATCCACCAATTATATTAAATTTAATTAATGGATATTATAATTGCATTGATGGAAAACAAAGAATAACATCAATAATAACATTTTTGAATAATAAAATTTATTATTCTATTAATGATGATAAAATATATTTTAAAGATTTTGATGAACAATCAAAAGAATTATTTTTAAATACTCAATTTCAAGTATGTCTTTATACAGAGTTAGATTATCATGTAGAAGTTGAAATATTTAGACGAGTTCAAAAAGGTGTTATAATGACTAAAATGGAAATAATGAAAAGTCATAATCCTGAGTTAATTTGTGATATTATTAATAAAACAAATAATTATATAAATATATGGAAAAGATATAATATTAGTATCAAAAGAGATCATTATCTTAATTATATTTTAAGGATATTAATGATGCAATATAAAAAAGAAAAAGGATTTATAACATTATCAATTTTTGAAATTGAAAAGTTTGTAAAAAATTATACACAAAATATTGATCACGAAAATCAATTTTATATAAATTTAAAAATATTATTTGATTTTTTAATAGAACATGAAGAAAATTTAAAACCAGATAATAATAAAATGTTAACAATAGTAGAAGTTTTATTATTATATAAAATGATATTAGATGATAATATCATTTTATATACAGATAATTATATATATTATTGCACAAATATGTATCGTAAACCAACAACCTATACACCTAAGTTATTAAATTCTGCTTATAATGAAATGATATCAATAATTTTTGATGAATAAATTATTATTTTTAGTTTATTAATTTGTTTTTTTATTTATATCAAAATAATATTTATTTTTTATTATTTTATCATAAATTATAATTTAAATCCAAATTATTTTATTTTGGTAAAATATGAAATCAACAATACTAAATTATTTATTCTTAATTAATAATATCATCAATAAATGTAGTCCAATCACTAATACTATCAGTATCATTAAATAAATTATTATTAGATTTAATACGCGATTCAATTGTTTTACGATATAATTTATCATTACCTAATGTAATAGCTAATTCAATATATTCATGTGAAGAATATGTAATAATATCATCTAAACCCATTTTTTTATAAAATCCAGATGTAAACCTACCATTAATCATATTACTTTCATGAGTAACAATAACTTTATTCATAGAGAATGCTTCAAATGAAGAATTACAACCACCAAATGGGTAAGGATCTAATATGATATCAGATATATACATTAAATTAAGATAATGATAATGTTGCATCATAGGAAATATATGAATTCTTGATGAAATATTTTTATAATTAAATCTTTGAAATATTTTATGTTTTTGATCACCATTTAGAATAATTAAAATAAAATTTTTATTTGATACAAGTATATTAATTATATACTGATCAAATATAGGATTAAATTTAAATAAACTTTGAGCACAGAAAAATATAGTAACTTCATCTGTAAAACCATACTCATATCTATTTTTAAACATATTAATATTATATTTTGAAATTGGATTAACATAAGAAGTACATAAAGAATCTAATAATATTAATTTTTCGGAATAATGTTTTTGTGATTCATCATAATTTAATTCATAATATTTTGAACTTATAAAATAATCAATAGTATCAATACCGGAAGTATCAGAATGTCCCCATGTATTAATTTGTATTTTTGCTAATTTCATATGAGCCATAAAATAAGCTCTAGGATCCATACCTATCTCACAATATATTAATATATCTAATTTTAATTCTTCTAACATATTTTTAATTTTATCTAATTGATTAGGTAATTTAATATGTTTAGCTTTACCAAATAAATATTTAACATCTTCATTTAAATCATCAAAAGTAGAAAAATATATATTATATTTATCATTATTTGATAATTCTTTAATAATTAAATGTCTATCTTTAAAAACACTATGCCATCTTGATAAATAATTAGAATGAAAACATATATTTTTTTTATCATTATTAAAATCAGTATTTATTTTATAATTAATATCAGGACATATCTTACGGATTAATTGTGATTTTATTTTAAATATATCTACTGAAGGTATTCCTTGATATGATAAATAAAAATTACATACAGGTAAAATAAATACTTCATTAAGTGAACATGTAGGAATATTATTTAATTGAACTAAATATTCTAAATTTTTTATAATTTCATTTCTTTTAATAATAAATTCATCAAATGAATTATAATAAGCAGAAAAATTAGTAGTCATAAATATTAAAAAATGTAATAAACATATATTATTTTTATTATTTTCTTTTATTAATAATAATTTATCAATATCCATAATATCATTAATATTATATATATCATTAATAATACTATTAAGTTTTTCTAATAATGAAGTATTATTATCAAAACATTTAGTTATATTTAATAATAATATCATAATTATATCTTTTAATTTATCTATTGTAATTAAATTATATTTATCATCATAAATAAAATTTATAATTGCTTTAATACTATCAATATCCATATTTGTAGATAAAATACTAAAAAATGCTTTTAATATAAATTGAGTAAATCTATTATCATTCTTTTCTTGATATATTTTTAATATTTTAATATATAATTTATTCATTATATTAGTGTTTTTTATATTACTAAATATAATAATTAAATTGGTTAAAAACTCAATATCATTAATTGAGTATATCAATAAATTAATATCATTAATAAATTCTGATTCAGGTTTACATAATATACTTAAACTAATTTTTTTAGTTAATAATTTTAAAAAATTATTAGGATCATAATTTAATTTTATTTTATTATTAATATTATCTAATATTAAATTATAATTTCTAAGTAACATTAATTGATCTTCAATATAATTTTCATCTATATCATTGATAGAAATATTTTTAATATTATTTTTTATACATGGTAAAATATATGTATTTTTATAATTATTACTATAAATATAATTACTAATATCATATAAAATTTCTGAAAGTAATTTATACTTATTATTAAATATTGTTAAACATACAAAATCAGTAGAAGAAATTGATATAATATTATCTAATATTATATTATCTTTAATTTTATGATAATTATTTAATTTATCAAATAGTTCATCTATAAGTTCTTTTACTGATTTAATAATTAATATTTTTTCAAACCATATTAATCTTTTATTATTTAAATTAAATAAGTATTGCATATTATTAGGATCCAAATAATGATAAGATATTATATTATTATTTATACAAAATGATTTTATTTTATCAATATATTTTTTATTTTTAGTAATATAAAATAATGTTATACGATAATAATTATATTTTGGTAAATTTATTTTTAAATCATTTATATTTATAATAAATAATAAAATATTATAACAATAATTATCTTTAACAATATATTTTAAATATTTTTCATATGATTTATAAGCAATATTAAAATTAATTATATTATCATAATTACGATTTAATTTTAATAATTTTATATAATCTAAATTAATATCATCAGGAGGTTTTATATTATCTATTAAATTATAATCTTCATCAAAAATTATATTAATATTATCTTCTTTTTTAATATTTATAATATTATTTTCAATACTAATATATTCTTTTTTAATTATAAAAATTTCATTTTTTTCTGATAAATAACTAAAATTAATGTTATTATCATTTATAATATTATTAATACTATCTAAAAAATAATTACGTGGATATAAAATTTTATTTATAAATATTAATATATCATTAGAATTTAATTTTGATATTAAGTTATATAAATCTTCATAAAATATTATTTTTGTTTCTTTTTTAAGAAAAATATATTCTATATGGCATATTAAATTATCAAATTTATTAAAAATTATTATATATATCATATTCTAGTATTAGAAAATAAATAATTAATTTTTTACTAATATTTATAATTTTGTAAATTAGTATCTAATTTACCTTTATTAATATTAATAAGTCGTTGTGCATTATTTAAATATTCAGTTATAAATATTCCATTTGTTGAACTTATATTATACATTAATAAATATTGTACATAAACTAATTTAAGTTTAGCATCTTGAGTAATTATTTTACTAGATATATTTATTCTATCATTATTAATAATATATAAATCATTATTTTCTAAAAAAATTAATTGTTTATTTAAATCAGTATTTACATTTAACATATTATTTAAAGCTGTAATTAAGTTGCTTACTGTATTTGGTATAATTGAATTTTTATAATTAGGGTTAGATTTTTGTAATAGTCTTAAATTATCTAAACATTTATTATAACTGTTCATATTATTTTTATTATATACTCTTATAAGTGATATAGCTATATTTACAAAAAGAGTATCAGTATATGTTAAAGATGAAGAATTATTATAAGGTGTATATGAACTCGTAGATTCTACATTATTATAATAACTTTTTGTATTATTTGAATACATTTAATTAATAATATATTTTAAAATTAAATAATTGAATTATTAGATAATAATTTATAATCATTAGATAATAATTTATAATTATTAGAATGTTCATTATAATTTATAGAATTATATATTTGCGTAATTTCTAAAGTAAATGATAAATCTAGTAGATTTGTTTCAACCGTGTTCCCACTTGCAGAAATAAGTTCAAAATCAATTTTAGAAATATTAATAGGCTCTCTAAAAATATATTCTTTAGTTAAAAAATTAGCACAATTATCTATTACAAATTGATGATCATATAATATTATTTTAGCTAATAATTTTTTTTGTATACCATCATCATATATATTACCATAATCATTTATTCTAACAAATAAATATTCATCATGTGAAATATCTAAAACACTCTCACTAATCCATACATAATTATTACTCTCTAAATAATTAAATATAATATAAGTATCTGTAAATTCTTTTTGATTATTATATAAATAATCATTATCTGACCCTCTATAACCTAATTTAAATCCTAATTTTCTTGTACGAATATCATTATCAAATATTAATGTAAATGGTTTATCATTAGATATATATATTTGATAATTAAAAGGATTCCACCATATATGAAATTTAGAGCCATACTTATCATTAATATTACTAAAAATAGGATGAATAATATAACTTATAAAATTATCTGATGAATAACTACCATCTGGTATTTTAACTAATATATTATCTTCTTTAATTAGTTCACCTTCTTTATCAAACATCGGTAAAATTATTATAAATGAAACATTATCTTTTTTCTCAGTAAATTCATGATATAATGTTGGTAATTCAACCGATGCTAATCTGATTGAAGTTATATTTTTCATAGTAGTATTTAAATTATATACAAATTTACCAGGATTTGGAAATAATGATACATCCCTAAATTGTGAATTTATATTTAATAATATTTTTTCCATATTTATAATATTTAAATATATTTTTTTTATATTGTTTATTATTTATTTTAATAATAAATATTTTTATTTAATTTATTATAGGAAGTGAAGAAAGCTTTATTATTTAAAATAATAATAAAGTTATTATTAAAACTAATAATTTGTGTAATAAATGAAGTTAACAAGATTATCATAAATAAATAACTAAATAAGAAGACTTAATTATAAATTATAAATAATTAAAAAAATTGATAAATTATTTTTTTAATTATTTATCTTTTATTAGTATGTTATGAGTTCTATATTTTCTTCAGATATTAAAAATGCAACTGATTTACCTATTCACTTAAATTATGATATTAAAGATTTATTAAAATATATATCAGATAATAATAAAAAATATTTATTATTATCATTATTAAAAATTAATATAAAAATTTTACTATATGATGAATGTAATACAAAACATAAAGATATAAATAAAAATATTAATTTTTTAATTAATATTTTTTTAAGAAGTTTTCATGATTCTATGAATATATATCCTAAAAATCTTAATATTATTCATTATATTATTTTTAATAAAATAAATATATATGACGTATTATTTTTGGTAATTAAAATATATTATATGGATCCATGTATAATAATTCAACATGACCATAAAAATAATTCTATGGATTCTTGGGAAATATATAAGAAAGTCAGATATAGTTTTTCAGATAAGACTGAATATTATGTAGAATGTAATAAATTAATACATAAATTATGTATTAGTTATGATGATACTAATATTAATATATTATTCAATCATGATTATACAGATTTATTATTTAATGGTTCTAATAGTTCAAATGAAATTTCTATTTTAACAGATAAAATAAATAATTTAAAAATTCAAACTGAATATTATAAAATAACTGAAGAATGTAATTTTAATAAAAATAAACTAATTAATGATATTAATAAAAATGAAATAATAAATGAAATTTCTATTTTAACCAATATTATGAATAATTTACAAATACAAACTGATTATTATTATAATAAAATAAATGAAGATATAATATTAATAAAAAATAAAATAATTAATGATATAAATCAATTAAATATTCAAAATAATAAATTAATGAATGAAATTAAAAGTTTAACAGAAAACATAAACCAATCAAATATACAAAATAATTATTATTATAATAAAATTAACATGTTAGAAAATAATACTTATATATTAAATAAAATATTATCAATTATAATAATAATTTATTTTTTAATAATATTTATAATTAGTATTATGTTATTTTTTAAGTATAATAATATAATGATAAACGAAGTTAACGAAGTTCCCAATTTATTATTAAATTATATATATATTGATGATAAGCCAATAGTAAGATTACAATTAAAAAATTAATTTTTTTTATTTTAAATTAATATTAGTATCTTATTAAATTATTTTTTATTTATTACTAATTTTATTAAAATCAAACTTAATAAAGGTTGTTTCCAATTATTATATTACACAAATTATTAGTTTTAATAATAACATAAATTATTAAAATTAAAAATTTAAAATAAATTAATAATACACATAAATCAAAAATATATAATTATAAAGATGTCCAAATTTAATAATATTTTATATTATTAAAACTAATAATCGTTATAATATGAAAAATGCATTATAAGACTATAATAAACATGTCTAATTATAAATGTATAATTATGAGTTCTCATAAGTATTTATTATTTTGCTAGATATTTGGATTATAATTTATAATTAAAAATAAATAAACTTCTTATAATTTTATATTATTTTGATGAATAATTGAATTATAATTGCTCTAAAAATAGCAATAAAATAAGTATTATTATAGATAAAAATACTGCGCGCATTAAATTATTTATTATTAATTTTATTTTAATAATTATCGTTTTGTATGATTAGTGTTTATTAAAACTAAAACAATAAAGTGTGTTTCTAATATATGTTTATTATAAGCTATGTTTTTAGTCTTATTTAATTATTAATTTATAATAAATTTGTTTATTACACAACTTATTAATTTTAATAATAACTTTATTTTAATTATTAAAATTAATAATTAAAATAAAGTTATAATAAATATGTTCATTTTTAAATAAACTAATAATAAACCAGACAATAAACAAATGTTAATAATCAGATCCATTAATAAAAATTTGTAAGATAATTTAATGTAATAAGATTATGATATTCATTATTATATATAATACTACCCATAATTATTGCTTCAACATTTATTACTATGTGTTCATTTAAATTAAGCATAAATTTATTAATATCTTCATTATTTAATAAAGAATATAAATTATCATAAATATTAAAAATATTTAAATAACTATTTGGAGGTAATAATAAAATATTATCACTTATCATATGTCTTGGAAAATATATTCCTGCAGTATAAATTTTTGTTAAATCTAAATCAGACACATTAATATTAATTTCATTTAAATAATCAAATCTTAATGTTAATACAATATCATATAATGTATTATTTTCATTTATTTCAGAATATAATAGATCTCTTACTTTATTACGTGAATACAATTGAGATAATACATTATTTAAATTATTATATAATATTTTATCTTCTAATAATTTTTCACGTGATAAATTCATATTTTTATAACTTATAGTGTTTTCAAAAACATTAGGATCAAACGTTTTACTTTTTTCAAATAAAAATTTTTTAGGTTTATATAAAGAATTTAAGTTATTAATTATATTAGGTTCCATTTGTAATTGATCCTGATTTATATATCTCCAGGACGATGCATTATATGATGTTTCATTATCATTTAAAATCCATGTATGATAATAATAATCAACTTCTAAGGAATTATTAATAATAAAATTATTAATATTATTAAAACCCCTAATATATTCTCTTGGTTGTCCATATAAACAAACTGCAATTTTCATATATAAATAATTATAAATAACATTTTTATAAATAAATTAATAACTTTTTTGAGGAGTATATTATTTATATGTTGTCTAATGTTTTTTATAACAACAATATTTTTAATAATTAGAAGCTTTAAATTACATAAAAAATTAACAATATTAACTATTAATTATTATTATTTTCAGAGAAATTATAAAATATTTTAATTTAATATTTAAAATTAATTTGGAACGTAGTATATTTTTTTCCAAAATGTTATAATTTCTCTGAAAATAGCAATAATACAGGTAGGTAAATTTATCAAATATAACTAAAATAAATATTATAATTGAAAACAAATATTAAATAATAATTGGAAGCTTTAAATTACATAAAAAAAATTAATAATAATGAAAATATTTATTATTAATATATTGTAAATGAAAAAATAATAATTTAAATAATAAAAATTATTTTTAATAAGATTATAATAAACATATCTATATATAAATAAATTATTATTTTTTTGTTTTACGTTTATTTGGTAATTTATTACTAGTAGATTCACTATCTATTTCTATAGATTTTAAATATTTATCTTTCAAATCTACTAATTCAGATAACCAAATATCTTTTGCACTTAATGCAAATAAATGATTATATTCAGTTAATTTATTTTTATGATTTAATTCTAATTCCTCTATTTTTTCAAATGTTAAATTAGAAATAGGCATAGATAATAAATATTCATATGATTCGTGTGAATCATTAATACTTTTATTTAATTTAGGAAATTTTAATTGTTCTAATTCTGATTCAATAATAGATTTTTTTTTATTATTAATAATTAATTCATTTTTAACAATTAACATAATAAATTTAATTTTATAAGAAATTAAATTTAATTGATGTTCTAATATATTTAATAAATATGTTTTTCTTTTATCATATATATTTAATCTAACATTATAATAATCTTCCATAATTTCTTGAATTGTATTATATTTTTTAATATGACCTTCAGAACTATATAAATGCATATTTGATATATGAATTTTTTTAGATAAATGGAAACTCTTTTCTATATCAATAGATTCATCATTAAGATAATTATCTTCAAAGGTTAACTCAAAATATACTTTTGTATCAGTATTATTATCTGTATAACTTATAAGTGGATTTTCTTTTTTGATTTTTTTAGTGGTAGTTTTCTTTTGAGTAGATGAATCAATTAATAATTTTTCTAAAAATTCTTTATAATGTATTGTTGATTCTCCAATAGGTAGTTCAGTAATAATTAATTTATTATTTTCAATAGTCCATTTTCCTTTAACTTCAAAAATAGACTCTGACGTTTTAATTATAGTTCCTTCAAATTTATTCCACCAAGGATATAATTCTTGTATTGGTTTATTATTAATCATATTTATTAAATTATCTATAATATTAATAGGATTGAAAGGTGGAATTTTAGTAGAAAACCCTGTTCCGATTCCTTCAGTTCCATTAATTAAAATCATAGGAATAATAGGAACATAATATTCCGGTTCTATTGAAATTCCATCGTCTATTAAATGATTTAATACAGGAGTATCTAACGAATTAAATATTATAAGTGCTAAAGGTGATAATTGAGTCCAAATATACCTTGATGAAGCATGATCTTTTCCAGATGCATATCTAGATCCAAATTGTCCATTTGGTTTTAATAGATTTATATTATTTGAACCAACATAATTTTGTGCCATTCCTATTATTGCTCCTGTTAATGACATTTCTCCATGATGATATGCTGCTTTATCTGAAACAAAACCGGCTAATTGTGCTACTTTAACTTCATCTTTATCTAATCCTCGTGCAAAACTACCAAATAATATTTTTCTTTGAGATGGTTTAAATCCATCAATAACAGAAGGAATAGATCTTTCAAGATCTTCATTAGAATAATGTATTAATACATAATGAATAAAATCATATATAGAAATATTTTTTTGTTCATATTTAATAATCTTATTTTTATCATAAGCCATTAACCATTTTTTACGTTCATTAGCTCTTTTTTTATCAAAGGCTAATTTTATTGCATCTTCATCATCATGTATAGGAATAAATTCAATATCATTATCATCATCTTCATCATTTAATTGTGTGGATGATATTATAGTTTCTTTAGTAAAATTTTCCCATAAATAATTTATAATTTTATCATTAATATTTATAAAATATTCTTTAGCCTCTGCCGCGGTAGATGTTCCAAGTCCTTTATAATGTTTAATTTTATAAGTATGATAATTTGAAGTATTTAATTTCCATGATTCAAAATCAGTTAAATTATAAAATGATAATGTTTCTTTACCTTTGAACGCTTTCAATATTGGTGTATTTAATCCTTGGATAAAATTTTTTCTTTTAATTAAATTAGGCCATAAATAATGTATTAAATTCATAAATAGACCTTGGATATGACTTCCATCAGTATTATGTACAATCATTTCTCCTATTCCTGCTTGGAAATGATGATTTTCAGTTTCTAAATCATAAACATATTGTTCAGTATTTCCTATTAATTCAATACTTATTATTTTTGTTAACTTCTTTTTAATACTTGATTTTGTAATTATTAAAGTATAATATATTGAAGAGTTTTTATTATTTATTATTATATTATAACCTATAGATTTACATAAAAAATATAAACTTTGCGCGCGGAGTTTATTTTTAATAATAAATTTATAATATACATTAGAATCTGTATAATTTTGATTTATATAAAATCCTCTAAAAAATGATTCTTTTATTTTGTTAGTTGAATTTAAAATTTGAATTGGAATATTTACATCATTATTACTCCAATTATAACCTAAAATATAAGCTTCTTTTTCTGATATTTGTAAATTATAATGATGTGTATAATTATTTTCTAATAATATCTTTTTTAATATATCATGTAATAATTGATTTTTATTTTTTGATTTATATATAATATTTAATTTTTTAGATAATAATTTTAATTTTGAATAAGACATTTTTTTTATTTTATTTATATTATATAGTTTTTTATTAAAATTAGGAAAACAATGTAATAACTCTTGATTAATATAACATTGTTTAGGTGTTAATTCTTTTCCATATTTATTAATAAGTGAATGATCTTCAGTCACATCAACACATCCACTATATGTTTTAATACGATATATTTTTTTAATTACTTTATGTCTAATTACTTTTCTAATAATTGTCCATCCTTTATCAGTCCAAATTTTATATGATGAATAAGATATTTCTTTATTATTATATGATTTCCAATTAGTAGATATATCATCAATTGTTCTTATTTCAATTAAATTATTATTATTTTTAAGTAATAAAGGTGTATCACTTGTCACAGAATCTGCATCTGTTAATAATAACACGTGTCCATATCTTAATGTATTAAATTTTTCATCTAATGAATAATCTTCATCTTGTTTTAATCCTAATATTATTTTTAAATTTTTAATTTCTTCATTATGAAGTAATTGTAGTGTTGTAGCTTCTCTAACATTTAATAGTTTTCCTTTTAATGGAAACACACCGTAATAATCTTTTCCAATAACACTTAATCCTGCTATTGCTGTAGCTTTAGCCGAATCTCCTTCTGTTAAAATTAAAGTACATTTATATGCTTCCTTTGTTCCTGCTTTATTAGCATCTTCTAATTTAGGAATACCAATAATACGTATTTGTTTTTTACCATCTGTTTTTTTTAAACTTGATGATTCTTTTGTTTTAGCAATTTCTAGAATACGTTCAACAATACCGCATTTAGATAATTTTTTTAAAAATGTAGGTGATGGTTCATATTTAGAACCAAATTTATCTATTTTAGTTGTTAAGGTATCTTTAATTTGAGAAGAAAACGAAGGATTAATAATAATACTATTAATAAAAAATACAAAATTATCTTTTAATGATAAAGGTGATATTTTTAGTTCTTTATCTTTTTTTTTTATATAATCATTAATTAAATGTTTAATAATTATATCAATTACATAATTACAATGTGTTCCTCCTCTATATGTATTAATACCATTAACAAAACTAATAACTTCATTATTACTTTCTTGTTTATATAATACTCCTATGGTCCATCTATCATTTGAATCATAATATATAGGAAGGTCATAATATAATTCTATATATAATTTAAAATTATTAATTTCTATTTTATTATTATTAAATACTATTTTTAATTTATTATCAGTTGTTCCTGCTATATCTATAAGTCTGCGGTAAAATAATTTCATATAATCTTCAGTTAATCCTGATATATTAAATCTTTCAAAATCTGGATAATAAGTAATTTTTACTGAAGATTTAACTGATGATTTTGTTATTTTTGGTCCGTTCGTATCAGACATATTATTAGTCCATTCTTGAATAAAATATTTTTTACGTTTAGCATCATTTATTTCTACTATAAATTTTTTTGAAAATATATTTACTAATTTAGCTCCATAACCATTTTTACCTCCTGTAGTTTTTTCTATATTTTTATCATAATTTGAACTTGTTAATAATTCTCCAAAAATCATAGATGGAATTAATGTTTTATATTCCGGGTGTTCTTCTATAGGAATTCCATTATCTCCATTATTATAAACACTAATATAACCTTCTTCAATATTTACTATACATTCTAAATTATTACATGTATTATCATTAATAGTAGCATCACGGGCATTAACTAATATTTCATCAAATAATTTATATAATGCCGGTATATAATTAATCCTTTTTTTAATTATTTTATTATCTTCATAAATATACATTTCATCCTCTATATTTTCAATACTACCTACATAAGTGTCAGGAATTTCTTTAATATGCTCTTTATGAGACATTTTTACATATTTCTCAGTATCTATATTAGATGACATTTATAATTATAAATATAATATAATCTTTAAATAATATTATCATTTTTTTATAGACACATGTATTATTGTATGTTCTGATTTTTATTTATAACTTTATTAAAATTTTAAAATAAATAATTTAAATAATTAAATTTCTATTATTTTATTTAAATTATTGATTTTAATAATAATTTAAGTTATTATTAAAACTAATAAGTTATGTATTAAATAAAGTGAACAAAGTTTACATTAATAATAAACACCAAAATAAGATAATAATTATAATAATAAATATATAATTATTATTTTTTAATAATACTAATCATAATAAAAGATAATAAATATGTTCATTAATAGAAAATTTTAGTTTTTAAATAATTTTTAACATTAGTAATAATTTCTGATGGATATAGTGCTATATTAAATTTAATATTATTTTACCAATATAATTTCCAACCTACTACATTTCCTTGTGCATCTTCAATATCTACATTTTTGTAATTTTTAGTCTTTAAATAATTTTTAACATCATTAATAATTTCTGGAGGATATAATGCTATAGTTACTAAATTAAATTTAATATTGTTATTATTTAAATTAGTACTGGTACAGTTTATTATTTCTGTTTTAATATGCTGTAATAATTTATTAAATTGATGATTATAAATTATATTTCTAATATTATCACTATGAGGAAAATTAGATTCATTAATATTAATTGGAAAATCTGTTCTGACTTGAACAATTGCTTCACCCATTATTATAAATTATAATAAATATATTTTTAAATAATTTATTATAATTTATAATAAATATATTATAATGTCTTCAGACAGAATTAAATATAATAATAGTTTAGTAGATACAATTATAACTGATTATATATATATTTTAATTGATAAATATAAATTACAAGAATATAAGTATATTGAAACTTTAGAAGAATTTTCATTATTATCATTACGTGGATCTATGAAATATATTAATAAATTTACTCATGAATTAAAAACAGGTGGTTTATTAACTAAAATATATAAAAAAAATAATAATAAATGGTTTGCAATAATAAAAAAACCAAATAATAAAACATATACAATATCTTTTAATTCAAATTATATATTTTATTTAGATTGTAAATCTAGAACTAATAAAATACGAACTATATTAGATTCATTTTTAGAAAATGTAAATAATGGAAAATATATTATAACATAGGAAAAGTTTATTATTATCTATTATGATTAGTATTTATCATAATCATATTAAAAATAATAATATAAATAAATTGGCTTTCTACACATGTTTATTATTATGATTTATAATTAGTAGCGGCGTCTTAATTATTAATTTAAGGGAACTTATTTAAATTATTAGTTTTTAATGTTTAAATAAACAGTAAATTAAATAGATGATAATAAACATGTCCATATATAAATAATATTTATTCTAAATTAAAAATAAATTTTTTTTAATTTTTAAAGTTATAATATATAACAAAATACATAATTATAATTATTATTATTTTTAGAGAAATTATAATTTTTTTAAAAATTATAATAATTTAAAATATTTATGTCATATTAGAAATACCCATTATTTTTTTATATAATTCTTCAGAAGTATAATTTAATACATAATTGTTTTGTTTAAATGCTGCTAATACTATTTCTTTATCATTTTTTAATTCTGTAGAAGCATATTGTAATGCATGACCGTTTTGTTTAACTGCAACTAATACTATTTCTCTATCTTTTTTAAATTCTTCAGAAGCAAATTGTAACGAAGTGCCACACTGAGTAATAGCCGCCAATACTATTTCTCTATCTTTTTGTAATTCTTTAGAAGCATATTGTAATAAATAGCTATCTAAATTAACTAATAATAATACTATTTCTTTATTTCCTTTTAATTCATCAGAAGCATATCTAAATGCGTCTTTATACTTATTAACTGCCGCTAATACTGTTTCTATATCATTCTGTAATTCTTTGGAAGCAAATTTTAAAGCGCTACCATTTGTATTAATAGCTTCTAATACCATTTTTTTATCATTTTTAAATTCGTCTGAAACATAACTTAATGCATTGCCATCTTCTTTAACTGCTATTGTTGATATTTGTTTATCTCTTTTAAATTCTTTAGAAGCATACATTAATGCGCGGCCACAATTTCTAACAGCTGCTAATACTATTTTTCTATTTTTTTTTAATTCTGTAGAAGCATGTATTAATGCATAGCCATCCTGATTAACTGCCGCTAATACTATTTCATAGTCTCCTTTACATTCTTCAGATGCATATTGTAATGCATGACCACCTTTATTAACTGCTGCTAATACTATGTATCTATCTTTTTTTAATTTTTCGGAAGCATGCATTAATGCAAATGGATAATTTTTAACAGCAATTAATACTATTTCTTTATCTTCTTTAAATTCTTTATTTAATAATGATAATAATACTCCATATTTAAGAATATTAATTATCAAATATTTATCACGTATAGATAAATCAGTACGTTTTGCAATTATTATACATTCTTCATAACTTAAACTGATTAAATAATGTTTATATTCTATAAGTGATCTATTTTCATTATCAAAATATTCTTCTATTATAATATATAATATATGATTAGTTGTAGAACTGTTATATATATAATTTTCTAATTCTATTGTATCTTTATCTTTCAAAAAATTATATAGGGGTTTATTTTTTTTTGATAAAAGGTAAAATGTAATATATAGTCCTCTTAAATTAGATATTATTATATCTAATATTTCAGATATATTTAAAGAATTATCTATTTTAATATTACAATACTCTAAGCCAGATAATGTGTATATAAATAAGCTCATATTATGTAATTAATAATGTTTTATATAAATGCAATACTTGAGCCAAAATGGCTACGGTAAAATTTATATTTAAAAATAAAAAAATAAAAAATTGATAAATCAATTTTTTATTTTTTTATTATTATTTTACTAAACCATCCCTAATGAAAATATTTTAAATTATTGCTATTTTCAGAGAAATTATAAATTTTTTGGAAAAAATAAACTACGTTCCAAATTAATTTTAAATCTAAATTAAAATATTTTCTAATTTTTCAGAAAATAACAATAATATTATTCTCATTTTCAAAAAAATTATAAAAATGTTAGAAGAATTAAACTAAACTACATTCCGTTCCAATATATTTTAATTTATGGTTTAAAAATTATTTTTATATTTTTTCTGAAATTATTATAATTTCTCTGAAAATAGCAATAATAAAAAATAATAATTATGCGCATAATTATTATTTTTTATTAATATGAGAATATTTTTTAAATATGATAAAGCATATTTAAAAAAATATACTCATATCTATTCATGATGCAAAAATTATGAAAACTTAAATAAATGATAATTCAATTGGTGATAAATGTTATATTTAAGGGGGTGATATTATAGGAATAACATTTATAATGAAAATAAACGAAGTTAACAAAACCCCCAATAAAATTAATTACACCTAAAAAACATAATATGAAAAATAATAAACAAAACATAAACAGTATAGATGAAATTTTATTAAAATATCTGACTCAATGAAAACACGAAGGAAAACCTAAATGAAAAACCCGACGGACAACACGAATGGCAAGCCGTTATAAGGTTAAACATTTTTTTGGTAAATTAAAAAAAGTTTTAAACGTTTAATTATTATTAATGATAAAACATTATAAAATTATTATGGTTTTATTTATATAGCTGCTTTTTATATATTATTAATCTTAGTTTATGAAAAATTATCTATACAAATATTTGAAATAATTTAATTTTAAATATTTTCTTAAATTTTAAATATTTTTATAGATAATTTTTAATTTTTATGAAAAAATGCAAAACTTTCCCTATAATAGATTAGAATTTTTTAAATTAAATTAAACCAAGTTAACAGTGTTCCCTAATTAAAAATATTTATTATTATTTTTGAATATAATAAGCTATAAAATAAATCATTAGATATAATACTTTAAAAAATTATATTAATAAATTAAATAAGAATCCAAATTAAATATAAAATAAATAAATAGAACTTTGTTTAGTTCCATATAATTTTTTCTTAGTTTTTATAATATTTTTATTTATGCTTTATTGCATCAACTTATATCCTAAAAAAAATACACCTATTGCTGCTAAAAATATTCCTACATATAAAAGTAATTTATATAGAAATAATTTTTGAACAGTCATTGTTTGTGTTAGTAATGGTAATTGTGTTGATAAGGGTGATTCAGTCATTGGTTGTGTTTGTGATGGTAATTGTGTTGATAAGGGCGATTGAGTCATTGGTTGTGTTTGTGATGGTAATTGTGTTGATAAGGGTGATTCAGTCATTGGTTGTGTTTGTGATGGTAATTGTGTTGATAAGGG